AAGATTTTAGTCGAGGTGGAAGGCGGGATCTGGACAGGTGGCAGGCATACACGGGGTAAAGGGTTTATTCACGATATGGAAAAATATAATGCGGCCACAGTGCTGGGTTATCAGGTTTTACGGTTTAGTACAGAGCAAGTGAAAAGCGGTTTGGCAGTTCGGCAGATTGAGAAGATGGTAGGGGATTTAGGATGAATGCAGCGGTGACAATTATGCAAACAACGGATTGGGCACGTTTTAGTACTGAGGACTGGTTCCGTCAATTTGGTGCCTGGATGAATGGCAATACTGAAGTTAAGCGTCTGGTCTATAAAACATTGCCTACACGCAAGTTGAATCAGAAACAACGTGAGCAGCTCATTGCAAAATATATGAATGATGAAAGCTTTAGAGAACCAGTTGTACGCCGTGGAGTGACCTGTCAAATAACCGACAATGAGGCAAGAGCATTTCAACGGATTATTTTAGATATACGGCAGATTGAGAGTGAACCGTTACAAGAGTGGATGGGGGTGATATGGGAGGTTTATATTGAAAATAGAAGACTGAGGGAAGTTGCTACCTTGTTTGATACCTCTACTATCCAAATTCGCCAAGATATGAAATGTGCTTTGGCATTTATTGAAGGTCGGTATCCGAACTTGAAATCTAATTTACTTCGAAAATGAATATTTATTCAAAATACGAAAACCAAGAAGTAATAGATCGCATTACATGAACCGATTTTGAAAATGCTCGCATTTGCGGGCTTTTTTACTTTTGGAGACTTGATAAAGGTATGGTAAGTTTGAGAGAATTTTAGAAATTAAAGAAATGGTTTTCGGTTAAAATTTTACGTATTCTTTATGTGCATTTTAAAGAAAGCTACTGTTAAATATTAACTTTGTTTGAATGAGCATAATTTAAATTATAACAATAAACAAAAAATATAATGTCTATCTTTAGCCTGCTTAAAAGACCGTAAGCAGGCTTTTTTATTAATTTAGAAAACAGTTGATTGTGTACACAGGTTATGGCATATTTGTGATAACTTGGCGAATTTGTATTTAATCGCTACTAAATAAAGCTCGCATTTGCGAGCTTTTCTTATAAGTTTTTAAAATTTTAATCGACAATGACTTAAACTTTATATATCACATTTACCAATTTTTATTATTCTCTGTTAGCGGATAACGGTGGAATATAGACTGAAAAAAACTTATTAGATAAATTCCTTGTTTCTTAAGAGAAAAATAGAAAATCCTTTACACAAATCTTAAATAATTATTAAGTATTTTTTCTTTTAATTAATCCAAAATAAACCTCCATTTGAAAAGCTGCAATTTTAGAGAAAAAGAATGCCTAGAAACAATTACTTACCAGCTCTAGAACAGGTCTATGATTTCTTGCAAGAGCGTCCTGGTTTTAAGAATGAGAGTGGATTCGCGAAAGCCGTAGAGTATTTTCGAACCTTACATGAAGAGACTCCTGAAGAATTCAGAGTTCAGGTGCCTAATTTTGTTATAGGTAAATTTGGTACTAAAGAGATAATCAATTTAGGAGAAATGCCAAATTATACGGACAAGAATAAGTTCGTTAATTGGGTAAATATTCAAATTAATACCTAACGTTTGATCATTGTTAAAGCCCATCATTTGATGGGCTTTTCTATTTTTAAAAAAACTTAACATATGGGTATTACAAAAGATACTTTAAGCAATTTTAAGTGGGCTAAATTAGAAATAGGTTTTTTTTTAAAAAATAAACGAATATTTTTTATCAAGACTTGCTTCTAATCAATAAAGTCTAAGAGAGGTTCTTATGTCAGCTCGGTCAACCTATTACATCGGTGGTGTGTATAACGGCCAGGTGGTAGAGCCATCGCATTTAGGCTCGGAAGAGATCCTCAAATTTATTGAAGAGTTTACGGCGCAGGATAAAGAGACCCTGCTGTATAAAAGAGTTCAAATCAATAAGGATGGTACCATTAAATCTTTTTACTTGCTGGAAGGCGCAGAACCGGCCGATTATAAAGAATTAATCTTAAATATCTGGTTAAATGTACCAGTAGATGTGTATGGTATCTAAAATCAATGCAAATGGATTAGACATTGAAAACTATTATCAAAAATTATCAGCGCCTTGCTCAAGAAACCTATGTGAAGGTATATAGAGAATACGGGTTTAGTACTAATGGTTTAAAGGACTTAAATCTTTTACTCACCGAATTGAAATTTAAAACTAAAAGTAAAGAAATTAAGATTCCTCTTACTCGAAGCTATTTAAAAACGTTAAAACCTATAGAAAGATGGGGTATAGAAGCACGGATAGATTTCAGTGTAATACCTGATCGGGAGCTTACCCAAAGTTTTATTAATTGGTATGTAAACCTGATTGAAACTATATTTACACAAAAAGAAAAAACCTTTCCTCTAGCGGATGAAAAAGAGGAAGGCTATCAAGATATTGTGAACTACTTTAAAAGAAAGAACTCTTCAGTAAAAGCTAGATCTGATAACTTTTATAAAAAAGTGCATAAGAGAACACAACAGCTAAAAGCAGATTGATGATTCACTATTTACTAAATACCCACCGTGAAGTTCCAAAATATGAAAAAATTTATTGCTTCAGGATTTTTACTGACGGTTCTCTGTGCATGTTCAAATTACCAGTCAGATATTGATCACGTATCTGAACAAAAAACAGATAAACAAGCAGAAGATACACTCCATGAGTGTTTGCCACTTCGGGCCAAAGAGCTTGTAGGGAGAACTGATTTAAGTGATCAGGAAATCAAAAAGATGACCAATTCAGAGATACTTCGCTATGCAAGAGTAGGTGAGGCTGTTACAGAAGATTATCGACCAAACCGAATTACAGTTATTAAGGCTTCAAATACCAACAAGATCATTGACGCTTCATGTGGTTAGAAAGAAAGGGGGCGAATACTGTTTATCTGTATTGATCTTGATTAAAATGAGTTCTATTTGCATTGATTACAAATTAGCCTTTATCACTAGTATCTTTAACTAATTGTTTGAACTAATATTGCGCTTAAATTCCGGGGATATATCTTCTTTGAGTCTTAAATCATTCTTTGGTTTAACTCAATTGCGTTACCTATTGCATTGTCAACAAAGCTGACTTGGATAAGTGAAAATTTTATCTTTAGGGACCTTACATCACAAACTAAACACCTTGCAGCTATAAGTAATTACTTACAAAAATTTTAAAATGTTTTTTTACGGTTTTTACGTGGTTACTATTTAGTTAGGTCAGGAGGTTAATGTGGAAGATGTAAGACTGTTGTATGTAAGTAAGCTAAAAGATTGTGCCAACCCTATGAATGAGCTGTTCAACATTCTTACTGAAGCATTAAACTTTAATACGCCTCATAAGATTTATGGTGCTCTCTATTACGGCAATGGCTACTTTGTCCAATGCCTTGAAGGGGAGAGGGAAAAAGTTGAACATCTTTATTTTCAGAAGATTCTTAAAGATCCACGTCATGAAGAATGTGAAGTGCTGTTCTTAGAAAATATTGATGAACGAATGTTCTCCAAATGGCATATGAAATATGCGAGCTATCATAAAGATGTTATAAATTTCTTTATGGATAAGCATAAAGAGAGCTTTAATCCCTATTTGTTGACTAATGAAACTATTCCTGACTTTGTAGATTTATTATCTCGACAGCCCGACAGTTTTTATACCTTAAGCCATAGTTGATTTATTCTGTTTCAATATTAAGTTAGCTTATTTAATTTTTTAAAAAGTTATTCAATTAATCTTGAAGATATATAAAATAAAGCCTGTCCCCGCAGGTTTTATTTTTATATATTGGATCAGAGAATAAGAACATGCTTGAAGAACTAGCAAATAAAAGAATATTAGTGAGTGAATACGATACATACTATTAACTCTATTATCCAAAAAAATTACTCAAGAAACTCGATATTTTGTCTATATTCAAATGACCCTTTCTACTTAAGGGTACTTTGGTAACCTACTTTAATTGTCTTTTCTCCCTGAAAGAAAGGCTCTTAAAGTTTTAATGAATTTGTATACACTTAGTTCTATACAAATCCTCATTAGCCTATCCTTAAGAGGATAGGTTTTTTTATTCATAAGATTTTAGTTGGAGACAGATTTTTAGAAATTTGTTTATATTGTTTATTTAAAAATCTCTAATTTAATTTCAAGCTATGTTTAATAAATAAATAACATGAGATACATTAAGCACACCGTTATTGCTATTAAAACAACTACATATATTTGAATTTTAAATTATATTAATATTAATTCTATCACTTTCCTTCCGATAGAAGAGTGTGTGTAGTAGTACCCCTTAACCTGCTTTTACCTCTATGAAAGCAGGTTTTTTTAACCCTTCATTATTAGTTTATTAGCTTTAAATATCCATCTACCGAAAGCTCATATCACTCCCAGTATGAGCTTTTCTATTTAATGAGAGAGATTTTAAATATGAGTGATTCAGATATACTGAAAACATTACATGTGTTAGAGAAAACACATGGTAATTCAAAAGAGGTTGTTTATAGCGCTCATCTCTCTGATGAATGCGTATATTTGTTTTCAGATATAGGATATGCCGGAAATAATCCTACTCCCAGGCATGAGTGGCGCATGAATAAGGCAGATCCTGATTTGGAAATAAAGTTAAAGAGTGCGGTTCAGCTTATTCTGGATGAAGCCCAAGTGGCTTAAGGATAATGGGTGAACTGAAAGTATGAAAGGAATTAACTTTATTATTGAAGATCTCATAAGCTCTAAACACCTTATGAGATCTTTTAAAATTTATTCTCATAACTACAGATCAAATCCTAGATTTTTTAAAATAACTTATGCAATCTATTTGATTAAATTAATTAAAATTACTTAGACATTTATACTATATTTATTTTGCTAGGGTTCTGATATAGCTAGGTGTTTGCCGAAAAATTAAGAAGTTTTTATGATGTCTAATTATAGAATTACTTATGAAAGATTAATCTCTAGTATCAATAATAAGCTGGAAGTAAATAAAAACACGGCTATAAGTTTTGAAGAGAAATATTCTGATATTGAGCCTGGAGTAGTAGAGAAACTGGAAATTTACTATGATGCTAAAGGGTATGAGTTTGACTGGCTAGAAGAAGATAACTTATTGGTGGTGCTTATAACACCTAAATAACTGAACAATAGTTTTAAGCCACCTACGGGTGGTTTTTTAATGGGTGTAAGTTATGGATATAGATCAATACAAAGCTCTAACCAAAAAGAAGCCATTAAAAAAGGTACCAAGAGCAAAGCCATTACCTAAGGCAACTCAAAAATATCTCGAAGCCCAAGAAGAACTAGAGCGGATTCTGGATATTTTAGAAATCAAATTTGAAAAATGCTTTCACTTTAAATCTACCAAGCACTGGCGTTTCGACTTTCATTTGATCGAACACAGGATCTTAATTGAAATAGCAGGCGGGCCTTGGTCTGGTGGACGTAAGGGAAAACTGAGCAATAAAGCTTGGAGCATGGATCGTTATGATCATGCTGCAGAGATGGGTTATAGCGTTGTACGTTTGGAATCAGCTAGCCGCTACAAGATCAATGAAGCTGGACCATTGCAAATAGAATCCAGTCATGCTGGCCAATGGCTTAAACACTTAAAGAGGCATTCATTCAATGGAACAGTTCAGACCATTCCCGCCGCCGGAACTGATTGATCAGGCAGAGGAAGAGGAAGCAATCCGGCTGGCACCCGCCGTTGAATTAAAAGAATGGGTGCTTAAAAACTTTTTAACTTTGGGTGGCCAGCTGCACAATCCGGACCATGATCATATCGCTGAGCTGCTTCATGATGATGAAACCTTCCTGGCATTTGCTTGGGCTTCCTCTGCCGCCGTAGCGAAAAAACGTATGGTACTGGGCCAATGTGAAAAGGTGATGTTTAACCAGGGTGGCTGGAAGAAGGCTAGACAGGAACAGCAGATGCGGGACTGGTTCGGCTATGTACCTGTTTATCTCATTACAGTAGACGCAAGCTTTTGCGAAAACTCTAATGATCGGGAGTTCTGCCGTTTGATTGAGCATGAGCTTTATCACATTGGTGTTGAACGTGATGAGGACGGCGAAATCATTTATAGCGATATGACCGGTTTACCAAAGCATTACTTGGCTGGCCATGATGTTGAGGTGTTCTTTGGTGAGACTAAACGCTGGGGAGCTGATGAGACAGTTAAGCGTTTACTGGAAATTGCGAAGAATGCGCCGTTTGTGTCTGAAACTAATATTGCTGCGTGTTGTGGGACGTGTGTGATCAATTGAGCCTAAGGGCTCTTTTTTTGCCTGTCTTGTCATACGTAGTCATACAAAGAGGTGATTATGGCAACCCTAAAAGAGCCTGTAAAAATATTTATAGTTCAAGCTCTTGCATGCCGTGATACACCTCAAGAAGTAGCGGACTTGGTAAAACAGGAGTTTGATATTGAAATTGACCGGATGCAGTGCTCATCTTACGACCCGACTAAAGTGGCTGGGCGTAACTTAAGTAAGAAGTATGTTCAGTTATTCAATGATACTCGCCAAAAGTTTGATGATGGCCTGATTGATATTCCAATTGCGAGCAAGTATTACCGTCTTAAACAGTATCAAAAGCAACTAGAGAAAACCAAGAATGCCAAAACGATCCTTAAGATTCTCGAACAGGCCGCAAAAGATGTTGGGGGACAGTTTACTAATAAAACTGAAGTCACCAGTGAAGTCACTCAAACCACAGTGACTCAGGCCACAGATGAACAGGTAGCTGAAGCAGTAAGGAAGGCCCAAGAGGAATATTAAATGGATCTGCAAGCACAGGTTGAAAAGAAGCTGTGTGAAAATGAGCATTTGTATTTCACACGGCGTTTCTTCAAGCCCCGTATGGGCTTTAAGTTTACGGTGAACTGGCATCACATCTATATCTCCTGGATCATTGATCAGGTTATAGCGGGTGAGATTGCAAACGTGGTGATCAACGTTCCACCCGGCGCCGGTAAGACTGAGCTGACCACGAACCTGATCCCACGTGGTTTAGCATTAAATGCTCGTTCACGGTTTCTTTATCTTTCATTCTCGCAATCACTGGTTGAAGGCGTATCGGATACGGCGCGTGACATTGTGAAGTCAAAAGACTTTCGCCAGATGTGGGATTTATCAGTCTCAAACAGCACCGACTCCAAGAAAGAGTGGAAAATTACAGTTGAGGATTATGACGTTGGTCATGTGTATGTAGCTTCCATGGGTGGACAGGTCACAGGGCGGCGAGCAGGAACCTTGGCAGACGATGGCTTTACTGGCTGTATCATCATTGATGACCCGTTAAAGCCTGAGGATGCCTTTAGTAAGATCAAGCGAGATGCCGCGAATCGAAAGCTACTCAATACCGTGAACTCACGTAAGGCCAAGTCTGACACCCCAATCATCATGATCATGCAGCGGCTTCATACTGAAGATCCGACTAACTTTGTCATGACAGGAAATTTACCAGGTGAGTGGACACAGATATCCATCCCGGCACTGATTGATGATGCTTATATTGGCACCTTGCCAGAGCATATCCAAAAGCTGGTACCGCGAGATGCTGAGCGTGATGAAAAGGGCCGTCAAAGCTACTGGCCAAAGAAAGAGTCACTTCAATCTTTATTACAGCTTGAAAAGGGCGGTAAAGATAAGGAAGGGGCAACAGTTTCCCGCTACACCTTCTCAAGCCAGTACATGCAGCAGCCTAAGAAATTGGGTGGAGACCTGATCAAGTCTGAATGGTTTGGATTCTATACAGATATACCAGAATTAAAGTGGCGCGCCGTTCTAGTCGATACAGCCCAGAAAGTTAAAGAGCATAACGACTACTCGGTATTTCTGCTGGTGGGTATCGGGATAGATGGCAAGCTGTATTTGCTGGATCTCTTGCGGGGTAAATGGGAAGCCCCAGATCTTAACCGTCAGGCAAAAGCCTTTCTGGATAAGCATAAGGAATATACCTGGCACACCAAACCTATTCGTTACATGAAGGTAGAGGACAAGGCCTCAGGTACCCAATTGATCCAGACACTCGGGACTTACTCTGGTGTTGCTGTAATACCAGTACAGCGAAATATCGACAAGCTCTCTCGCTTTATGGATGTACAGGTTCATCTTGAGGCGAATTATAAGGATAAGCCTGAAGATCGTTTTGTGATGGTTCCCAAGAATGCTCATTGGGTTGGCGACTTCTTTGAAGAGTGTGAAGCATTCAATGCCGCCTTTACCCATGATCATGACGACCAGGTGGATACCCTGATCGATGCCATTGAAGATGCAGTTTTAATGTTGAATTACAGCCCACCGGCTTCATAGGTTTTATTATGGCTAAAAAAAGTAAAAAGGCGAATATCAAACAGCCTGAGAGTTCAAAACCGGTTTCAGGTGGTATGTACTCTCATGAGGCTGAACTTGCTCTCATCAACTATCTGACCAAGATGCCTGACGGCGATGAGGTTCTGCGTAAGGCCGGTGTCACCCGTCACCGGCTGAAAGTCATGATGTACGATGACGAGATATACCAGTGTATTGAGAAACGCCAGGATAAACTGGAAAGTGCGCCGTTTCGTATTGAACCTGCTGATACTTCAGCAGCAAAAATCCTGACTGAGCATCTGCGTGAATGGTGGTCTGAAATTATCATTGGTGCACAGAACGCCCGTTGGTATGGCTACTCGGTTTTAGAAGCAATCTATAACAAACCGGAAACGCCGAATCTGCATATTGATGGCGATACCATCACGCCGTTCATTGGGTTTAACTGGATTGGCGAGAAACCGCAGCAATGGTATGAGCCAAAGAATGATGGCCGTTTATTACTGTTGGCCAACTACAACAAGATCCGTCAGGATCAGGAAGTAGACCAACGCTTCAAGCACTTCTTGACTCGATGCAAGCCGACTTATGAGCAACCTTATGGTGAGGCATTATTAAGCCGTTTGTATTGGGTGTGGTTCTTTAAAAATAACGGTTTTAAGTTCTGGGCGAAGTTTGTTGAAAAGTTTGGTATGCCGATACTGGTTGGTAAATCTTCGACTGGGCAAAATGAGGCGATGAAAAGCGCACTACTCAATGCTCATGCAAGCTCAGTCATTGCGATTTCAAATCAGGATGAAATTACGGTGCAAGGGACA